GAAGAATACTTAACATATTCAACATATCGTTTTTATCATAAGATTCGTAGCAACAATATCCAAACCCATCAAATAAATAATCCTGCGACCACCAAGTCCAAAACAAAAATCGTTTTCGCTTTTCAATTATGTATTTTTTATTATTTTCACGTAATACATTATTAATAGATTCTATCAATCTGTATTTTTGTTTTCTATTTTTCATAACCTTAATTTTAATGTTGTGCCTAATTGCTCAACATGGTGAATATACGACCTTTCTCCCGTGTAACCTAATTTTTACACGGTTCTCTTTGAAGTTGTTTTAAATGTATTTGTATATGGTTTAGGTTTAGGATTTTCAATATCGAATAATGCTTTAACATGATTGAATATTTTTATATTTTCTTCCTGAGTACGAGGTGACTCATATACTTCCCAATTTTTACCTTTTAAACGTTTACCTGATTTATCTTCACCTCTAGATTTAGATTTTAACCATAAAACACCTACTCTATCAATTTTCTTTCCATAACATTCTTCCCAACATTGAGCATAGATTGCTCCTTGTAAGTCATAAGTGGTTTGTAAATGATTAGATGTTTTAAAATCTATAATCCAACGTTCCATTTTACCATCTATTTCAATTTCACATACTAAATCACAGGTACCTGCTACTTTAATTTCATCTGAAAATAAATGTACTTCCGCTTCTATTAATGTTGGGTTATAAGTCTCCCAGAAATCCACAAATCTAAGGAACATTTGCCACACATGAGAGGGCATTTTTGGATTACCATCATCATATAAAAATTTAATTTCCTTACCGTTTAACCAGTCTTCAATCATTTCATGTACTAATGTTCCTTCTTCTGCTGCCTTCTTAACAATCCATTCCGCACTATAACCTACTTTTTTAAGCCAGTCTTCAAAGTATTTACCTTTTGGATAAGAACTTAAAACATGGGTTACTGAGGGATAATAATTACCATTACGTCTGTAATACCTTGAATCGGGCATTGTAACTTGTTGGTAATCATCTGAGATTTCTAGTAATCTTTGGTATGATTTTTTGATCATATAGCTAATTTTTGTTCCATTAAATCATAGTAGGTTAATGGTAACGTTTTTTGTATAAGTTTTGTGAAATTTTCAAAACCCATTTCACTTGGGTCCTTATCTTGCATATCTACAAGATAGACTTCTTTACCTTCTGCCATTAATTTCTCACAGAATTTTAAAGCTTGTTTTATTGCATCCCTATCTAATGCAATATAAATTTTATCTACTACAGAAGTAACTATCTTTTTCATTAAACTACTCTGTATATTTTTCCCTAATAAAGGGATTGCGTTTCTTTTTATAGCGATAGCATCGAATAATCCTTCACATAAAATAACTGGTACATTCCAATTTATTAAATGTTCATTTGGTACTACATCTCTACTTGCTGAGGGGTTTCTGTATTTAACATATGGTTCTTTTTCAAATGAACGAGCAGTAAAGTAATTTAATCTACCATCTGCATCATATGTAGGGATTATAATCATATTTTTATATAAACCTGTTTTACAGTAACCTATATTATATTTGAGAATATCGTATTTACTCACGTGTCTATTATTTAGGTACGCAGTAGCGTGTCTAGCCATTATATCGCTGTTATCAACGTTATTTAGGCTAATATATTCATCTGGTAGTACAACGTTAGATACAACTTGTGTTTCTTTAATTGATTTGGAGGACTTAACTAGTGATTTAAGCTCTGTAAATTTATCTGTTGCTGCTTTTACTTGTCTAAATAAATTGTATATTGTAGTTCCTCTAGCATCACAAGCCCAACAATGCCAAGGATTTTTACCTTCGCGATTTTCTGTTAAATTAACTTCTAATTTAGGTTTATGGTGATGACATAAAGGGCAATGGTAAGCATAGTTGTTTCTAGCAGTTGCCTTACCTGAACCTAATACTGAATTTACTAATGTAACTAATAATTGGTTTACCATAAATGGTAATATATGAAACTATATTGTATCAGACACGAAATCTTCAAATTCAATGTCTTTTAGATCTTTTGTAAAAAATTTACCTAAAATATTATCATTAAAAAATTCATCTGGTTTTTCTAATACTTGATATATCATTTGGTATTTTATTTCAAAATAGGTCATTGATTTTTTATCAGGACACATTTTTAGTATAGTACGTTCGAACTCATCCTTTTTACCTTCTAGTAGTAATTGTTTAATATCTTTTTGAGAGCCATAATATTTAAGCCAATCTGATTCTTTAACTACTAATTTATATGAAGGTCGTCTACCAACTACTCCAGTTAAGGCTGCTAGTTCTTTTTTACCTAGTTTTTTCTTTTGATTATGAAATAGTACTTTCTTCCCAATATATGACTTACCCGAGGGTTTGTGTGTTGTTATGTAAACGAAACCGAATGTATTTTCTGGGAATTGAGTGATATCTCCTATTTCATGTTGTTTATAGGTCCAACTCATAATTTTATGTTTAAATGTAATATAACCAATTTAATTATAAATATCAAGTTATTATTAATAACAACCTACATATATAATTTATCTATCAATGTTTATTAAAATAGTAGTATCTGTTGTTTGTGATGATTGAATTGGTTTTGCTAATTTACCTATTGCTAATAATTGAAAATCATCATCGTATAAACCCACAGTAGTTATATAAGGAGAAAAATATGAACCCGTAACTTCATCCAAACGGACACCTGAAGATGCGGTGTTTTCCCAATTTATACTACTACCAGGGAATACTGTTGGTATTTCACTACCTGTAATAGAGCTAGGATTTAATGTATAGTTAAATTCGTTTTCTGATATTGTAGCTTTATATTGTGTTTCGTATAAGGTATATGAACTAGAGAAAGACATAGTAACATTAGAATTTAATGTCCATTCTTCTACAAAATCTTCAGTATCTAAAACACCACTAATTTTAGGAACTCCAGATATATGTGAATCAAAAATAGTTACTAACCCATGATCATATATTATATTACCAGCCATATAATCATACTCAGCACTAACACTAGATGGTTTGTATAATAACCTACCTTCCCCATCATCTTTAATAGAACCCTCAGCCCCTTCTAGCAAAAAAGAATTAGGTTGAATGTAATCACCCCACAATTTTGATGGTATAGAAATTACACCAACAGAAACAGAGGATGTAGTTTCACTTGGGGTTGGAAAAGTTTTATTAGGCCATAAACTGGTTTGTGGGTAATCATAATAGTTAGTATTTTGTATACCACCAGTTCTTCTATTTCCTTCAGGAGTTGAACCTATAACAATATCAGTAGTAATAGCATCTTGTGTAAATCCACCACTACCTGATATGTAATTTTTGTAGTATAATTGTTGTATTGAATTATATACTAATATTTGGGATTGTTCAGTTCCAGATATTTGACCAGTTAAATTGCTACCAGATGTTAGATAATCACCACTTTTGCCTAAAAATCTATCTATTCCAACATTAGGTTCTATTAACTCACCATTCCCCTCAAAGTAAAAAGATTTATTTACCTCAAAGGGGGTTGTTATTAAGTCTTGTGAATTGAATTGTTTGTAAGCGCCCATTCATTTTAGAAATCTAATTTAACTCTTACTAGAGCTTCTTTTGTAAAATCTTTTTGTATTGGTCTTGACAATTTAGCTACTGCTAATAAATCATTTGAATTATTATATAAACCAACTGTAGTTGGGTATGTTTGTGGGTTATTAATAAAGTAAGGATAAATTACTTCACCAGTTGATCCCGATATAAATGATGGGTTTTCTGTATAATTGTATTCTGAGTTTCTTGCTCTAATAAAAACATAATCTGATGTTAATGTTTCTTGGGAGTTTAATTCAAATTCCGCAGAACCACTTATTGCGTTATATAATTTAGTTGGATTATCACCAAAATTATCTGCAGTTCTATCTGTATCTAAGTTTATACCACCTCCAGTACTTGTATTATCATCTAAGGCTGCAGCATTTAATAATATAGTAGCAATATCTGGGAGTACTAAACCATAAGAACCACTATTAGGTGTGTATCCTGTTCCACCATCATAAGAGGTACCATCTGATCCTGATATTAATTGGTAGGCTCTCATTGTACCATAATAGGTTGGTAGAGTTACCATATTTGAATCATCTGTTAAATGTAATTCGCTAAGATTGGAGTTTGAACTTGATAAAATAAGGTTTAAAGAACCAGGTAATAAAGATTGTTTATATCTTGCTCTTTCAATACTAATAGCATAAAAGTCATTATCAGCACCACCAGTGAAAGAATCACCAAAAACGAATTCAGCATTTTCATCTTCTAATACTAAGGTTCTGTATTGTCCGTATATAGTTGTAGTTGGAGATACAAAATCAACACTTGAGTCAAAATTTACACCACCATTACCATTTTTATTTCCATAAGCTATTTGAAATTGTACAGCAGCTTCATCTGTTAAAGAATCTGCTTGGTATACACTTAAATAATAAGGACCTGATGTTCCTTCTGTTTGTACTGATGAAGAAAAATAGGTATTAAGTGAAGGAGAATTATTACTCCATACCGTTGAAGTTACCGAATCGGAACTTACTATAAAATCTTCAGGATCTAATCTTTTAAATGCCATATCTTATTATGTTAAGGATTGTTGAGTTATTGTTACTGGGATTACTATACGTGCACCACTATCTAATCCTGTTACTGTTAATGTTGTTCTTAATTGAGTATTTGACCCAAATAATGTGTTAACTGTTGTTGAAGTTAAGTTAAATTGAGTACCTATGATTGTTTTAGTTACATTGGTACCAAGTGTTTGAGTTGAAGTAGCATTTGCTGATGTAGCTGCTTCTGTTTGGATGCCTTGTCCTGTAAATGTATTCATTAATCTTACATCTCCAATTGTTGCACTATATCCTGATGTTTCAAATACTTGTTCATTACCTAAGTAATTTAATGTTTGAGGGGTTATAGCTAATTGAGCACCTTGTTTTAAAGTAATTGCTGCATATCCTAAATCTAATACAGGTAACTTAGCTGTACCTCTAGGTAAAGTAGTTAACTTATATTTCATTATTTGTAATTCATTTGGAAATGCTTCTAGTAAAGGCATGTTATCAATTGCCTCTCCATAATAAGCTGATCCTGAAGGATGATTTGGATTGTATAGTGTGTAATCAATTTCATCATCTCCTAATGCAAATTGTGTAATTTGAAATGATGAATCATTTCTAGCTAACAATTCTCTACCTTTAGTTGTTAAGATGGCATCAACTGTTATTACTGCGTTATTTAAATATCCCATGTTGTGTTTTTATATAAATGTTGTTATATGTTATAAATATATATTTTTTTAAGATTTTATTATTCCCTTAGAAATTAAATCGTTTACTATTACAGAGGCACTTTGTACAAGATATTCCGTTGGAAAATCAGGAAATAAAATACCTGGTGTGGATGCTAATTCTAAATTACTTATTGAACCTGTATAATCACCTACCCCATCAACACTTCCAGATAAAGCAAAGGAATTAGACCCCGTATTCATTATTACTTGGCTAATACTTCCACTTGATAATATACCATAAGGGAATGGTGTATCCAAGTAAAGAGAGTTAGGATTTACTATTTTTCTTCTTACTAAGAAAAAATCTTTATTAATTTCAGTATCTACTTCTTTATCTAATCTAAGTTTTACTTTACCATTATTTTCTTGTGGTGTAAATACTTCTAAAACTCTATATGTAAAGTTTTCATTATTACCAAATCTAATTTCATCATTTTCTTCAAATTGTAATGGATTTTCAATTTTATCAAAATTAGTTCCAGCAGGTTCTACATTACCCGGGAAATATTGTGATGTTCCTGGTAGGTATTGTAAGTCTCCTTGATAAAATCCTGTACCATAAGCTTCATTAAAGTTTGAAGAATCCATTTCTATAAATGAATTACCACCAGATGATGGAAATACCCAAAATGGTGCTTCAGCTGTATTAGCTTCTGCTAATAAATGATCATTAACACCTGCTCCTTGTATTTTGGTTGGTGTAAATGCTCCTTCATAACTTGCTGGGAAGAAAGATCCTTGTTGAGAACTACCTTTAGTATCTTTAAACTCACCTTTAAATCTCCAGTTAAGTTGATTACCAGCTTGAATATTTTGTGGTCCTGAATTTGCTGATATAATCCATTCTAGGGCTTTTACACCTTCTCCATTTCTAGGTTGTTTTGATCTCATTAAACCTAAATCAAATAAAGTTTCAAACATTTCCCAATCTAAAGAAAATTTAATTCCTTCTTCTGGTACTCTAACTCTAGAAGTTGTCCATCTATTTAAATTTGAATTATATCTAGGACCTAAATTTTGATTATTATTTACATTTAAATATTGGAACCAACCATATTCATCTACATTCTTTATTAAATATACTTGACCTGTGTCAGTATAAACTTTACAATCAATATATTCTAAATTAAAGGATTTTGGAGATAAACTACTACCAACGGCACCATAATTCATTATAAGATGCATTTTTAATTCATCTCTTACTCTATTTGTTTCACTTACATAAGTAGTAACTACAGAAGTTTG